GTGCTACGTGGATGTGTGCGTTAAAGAATTGTCGTGTTTTTCGGCGTGTCGTGTTTGTGGTGTGGTATATTGTAGGTATCAACAAAAAACAGCATAAAAAAAGGAGCAGAAAAAATGAGCAAAGTTGTTGACTGGAACGGGCATGAAATTGATTTTGATGCTGCCGTAGCTCTTATGGATGATGATATTCGTGAAGAGCTGCATGAAGAACTTAGCCCGTGTACTGAACAACGTTTTTTCAATGCATATCTTGAACAACATTATGCCGACTATGGTGAAGAATTTACGATCTGAAATAAAAAATATAGCCGTCCGGTAATATTGGCGGGCGGCTATATTATTATCAGAGTACTTTAATGGGGCCGAAATATATTTTATTGTTGTCCGGCTCGATTACGCTATCAGATATTTGCATACCACGGGCATTCCCGCATGCTATTAGGTGTAGTACGCATCCACCGTTTCGATATTGTACTATGTCGTTTGGTCCTAGTGATGGCGTGACCATGTACGTATATGATGCACATCGGTCTGAACATTCTATCTGAGTTCCTGTATTGGTAATAGTTATATGCCCTGTTCCGGGTACTCGGAGACCTCCGTAACCGACTGGCAATAGTTTTTTACATGTGTAATTGCCGTTGATTATTAGATACCCAGATATTCGTAGGTCGCCGTGTATTGAATCGTCTAATGTAGTGCTAATTATTATTGTCTGCGGTTTGGTGATCATTGTAGCGACTTCAAATAGACTGCATATCTGGTTTATTGTGGTGAATCGGGGTTTAAGTGATGCATCTTCGATATTGATTGTTTGCGCGATTTTTGCGGTGTGTCCGCCGATTGTGTGCGGGGTTGCATTACTTGGGAACGATATCCAGCCGCCCCAATTGAGATATGATGTCGCTCCCTCGTTGCAGATCGAACGGGCGCATGCCCATAGATTGCCTTCATTGTCGAATTCGCCGGCCTCGTATTCGCCGATGCGTCTCGACATGAGTAGGTCTGTGGCCATACAATTGTACCATTGCAATGTCTTGGTGCGTACGTCGTAGAGATATGCGAACATGCGGGTTGTGTATCCGAATATTTTGTTGTTGTATGCGCTGATACCCTGTCCCATGAAGTCGTCGCCCATTGGACGGGTGCCTACGATAGTAGTGCTGTAGTCGGTCATGTTTATTTCGTAGATGTTTGGGTTATTGCGGCATATGCAATATACTTTGTTGGTGATCGGGTCTCTTGTGATGCCGGCTATGCCGTGTAGCGGTATGGGTATGTTGACGCTGGTGTTGAAATTGTTATCGTACGCCAGTATACCGGTATAGTCGGTTGTCCCGTCTAACGTGATGGGTGCGACCCATATAGGCGTGCTGGGGGTTGCGTCGATATATGCCATATCGTTGAAGTGGCCGGCGTTGATTGTTTTGTCGGTGGTTATCGTGTTGGTGGCCATATCAACGATTACGATTTTTGGTTGCCCGCCCTCGGCGGTGATGCTATTGCAGCCGAAATACACGATGTCACCATGTTTAAGAGTTGACTGTACGCCGTAGTCGTGCTGGATGAACCGTGCTTGTATGGTCATGCCTGTGACTGTGGATATATCGCCGGCGCTTGCGTCATAGATGTTGTGCAGTAGTTTTTTCGCGCCCGTCGGGTTACTTGCGTTAAGCGCGGCTAGTGTTTGATTGATATTGTTGATATTATTGTCGGTGTTGTTTGTCCAGTTTTGCGCTTTTTCGTTGGTGTCCCAGTCGATCGCGTCGAAACGGTTAAGTGCGTTATTCGCTTTTTCGGTTGTAACGGCCAGGTCGCTTGCGGTGGTGTCTATTTTGTTTTTTAGGGCGCTTGCGGTGCTGCTGTCGGTTACGCCCAGTGCTGTGAGATTGTTGTCTATGGTTTGTGTTTCCGTTATCGCTTGTTTGGCGTTGTTGAGTGCGGTGGTGGCGTTGTTGAGTGCGGTGGTGGCGTTGCCGTTGATCGTCAGCAGTGTTTCATCGATCGTGCGTATTGCGCTGTTGTATTGGTCGGTCAATGCGGCGGGATCGCCGGTGTCGTATAGATCGAGGTTGAAATTATCGGTTGTGCTTGCCATGTTTAGGCCTCCTCACTGGTGTTGTTTACATGGTGTATTTGTATTTGTATGTCGAGCTGGTGCAGTTTTTTGTCTATGAGTTGTATGCTGCGGTTGTATGCGTCGCGTAGGTCTGCCACAGATCCGGTATCGTATAGTGGCAGTTGCATGAATGGCGTTGTGGACATGGGGTCTCTCCTTTATTGTATGGGCGGGTAGGGGTCGCCGGTTTGCGGGTCGGTCACGCGCGCCGTCGCGTCGTTGAAGATTGTGAGGTTGCCGACTGCGGCGGTTTCGTCGGTGCGGTGTTTTGCCATGTCGTCTACGGTCTTGGTGGCGACCTGGTTGATGCGTGCGCCGAAAACCGCAAGGTCTCGGTACATGTTGCGCATGGCTATCTTGCTGTCTACGTAGGTGCCTTGTGTAGGGTCGTAGATCACCATTTTATCGCCAACATGCTCAAGATTGTCCAGCAATGCCGCCAATGTTTTTTCCATCGCGCTGACACGTGCGTTTACGTGGTTTTCAAACGTTTTTATGTCCGCGCTCATGGTGTTGATAGCGCCGGTGAGTTCGTCGAAATACGCTGTGATGCGATCGTATTCGCATGCCAGATGTTTTATAATTTCCTCGGCGCTTTTGGCATTCCAGTAAAAGGCCGGTATTACGGGCGTGTACGGCCACACGCTGTACAAGGGTAGTGGGAACATGTGTGTTTTGCCTCCTAATAGTTGTTTATGTTTAGAGTCCATAACGGGCTGAAACATTCTTCCAGATGTTCCAATAGTAGCACGTCGATATCCACGTAATCGCCTTGGCGTATCGCCTTGACCTTATCCATGTAGTTGCCGTTGGTCACGGTCTCATACTCCATGTCGGTGGCATTGCTTGCGTAATCCTGACCGGCTGCAAGCTGGGTCGCGGGAAAATCCGAGAAAACGGTGCGCGTCTTGTGCCACGTGTCGTTGTCAGTCATAAATATTCCGGGGTTTCCGGCTGCAAGCTCGTAGAGCGGTTTGAGTACGGGCATTATTTCGGCGATGAGGCGCAACAGGTGCCGCCGCCATCTGCCCGGCGGCATTACGCCGAGTTCGCGATCATAATAACGGTTTTCGATTTTTGCGCAGCATCGGGTGTATTGTGTGTCGTCGTATGCGTCATCACGCCATGACCATGGCGGCGTTGTCCAGTCAATGCCACCGGGTGCAAGCAATTCCCCCAATGTGATCGTTGTCACGGCTTGATAATCGGGTACGGTTTCGCCGGGAACAAACGGCGATATCATGTCAGATGTCCGCATTGTCGTTGTCCTCCAGTGCTTCGAGGTTGGTCATGTAATTATAGTTTTGGCTTATGTTGTCCTGATTCCATACCACCTCGATGGGTGCGTCCAGATATCGTGAGAAACGTGTGTTGAGTATGTCGCATGCGGCTCGACGTTCTTCAAGTTCGGACAGTGCCCGAAGATCGGTGGGTTCGCCGTAATCGTTTATCTCATCCGACGTCTGTCTCTCCATCTTCATGGGTAGGTTCTTTATACCCAGCGACTGGTAAAAAGCGTTCCACGTGTTTTGTATGTCGTTCTGTAATTCCATGCCGATATATTCAACGTTGGTCTTGAGCACTTGCGCCTTCATGGTATCAGTGAAGCCGGGCGTTGCCATGATGGCCATCTCTCCGCCTGATATTTGCTTGATGACGTTGATACCCGCTGTTTGCTGGCCGGCGGGCACCTCCAGAATAAACGGGGTTTTCTGGTGAAACCTGTTCTGGCGGCGTGTCATGTACAGATCTTCTATCTCATGCGCGAAAAACTCAAGCGTGGGTATCAATGGCGTACGTGCCTTGTTGCTATAGATAAAGACCCCGTTGGAGTTGTCTACGTCGAAGTGCCATCCGTTTATCCCGTAGGATGTCCATTTCTTCGGTCGGTAATACACGTTGAAGTTGGAATTGACAACGGCCTGAGTACTGAAGAACACGCCGGGCTTGCTATGCGGAAAGGCGATAGTGGCATATCCGTAGTACAGCAGATTATACTCAAGAAACCATGCATTGCACGTTTTCGGTAGATTGAGCCACCGAAAACGTGATAAGGCGATATTGAGCATCTGCGAATATGCCATGAAATACGCCTGCGAATTAATCTGTTGCGACTGTTGCCACACCGGTGACCCTTTTTCGCCCATTGCGGCACGGGTCAACGGTCGTTTTTGTGTACGTTTGCGTCCCATATGTGTACCTTTTGCTAGTTGATGTTCGCGGCGAGATAATCGCCGCCTATTTCGGTGGGGTCATTCCAGATTGTAACACCCGTCGTGAATCGCTCGCGTATCGCGTCCAGTGCGTCGTTGGGGGCGATGTCGTTGGTGAGCCACACATCGGCAGCCTTCCAATACGTATAATGTCTGCACGCCGCAAGCTCCGGTCTGTTATAGAGTTTGTTGCTTGCTATGCCGTATCGCAACATATACATACCGGCTTGCAATAACGCGCCTTGCGCCTGTGTGCGAACTTTTATGGTGTACGCCCTTTGCGCCATTTCATCGGCCCACGGGTCCCCCGTGTATGTGCCAATGGGTGAAGGCGGCTGATTGTACATGTCGCGGTACGTGTTCGTGGTGCCGTCACGTGTTGTGAGCATACTCCGCTTGGCGTTGCCGATCGTCTGGGCACGGGTCGAGGCGGCGTTAGCGTTGCCGGTGTCCGTCGTCGCGACCGCGTTGGCGTTGGATGCAGCCGTATTGTTCGCCGTCATGTCTGTGTTGGCGGCGTTGTTTTTCGTCGTGGTGTCCGTCGCCAGTTTTTGCTGTCGGCTGGTTTGCAGTACGGCGAATAGTTCGGCATGGTCTCTTACTTCACGGTTCGCCGTTCGGGCTAGTTCCGCTTTATTGAACATCGCGTCGTTCGAAGCGTCGAATATCGTTTTCTGGTTGGTGATGGCGATGGCGGAATTATAGCCGGACAATCCTACGTGCGTGCCTGTGGTGGCAACGGTTGCAGCTGCGCTTATGGCAAACGGGGCGGCGGCACCGCCTGTGGCCAATGTGGCCGCGCCGCCCGCCGCGATATCCACGATTGCGGTGCCGATGCTCCCAGCCGAAGATGATACATTGGATAGCGCACTCTGCTGTACGCCCGTATTAAACGCCGCTTGCGCAACCGCCTGATCTTCGATCACGTCTGAAAGTATCTTAGTATTGGTGCTCGTCAAGTCGGCATCCATTTGCGTTTGTGCGTATTTAAGCATGTCATCAGCCGACGAGTTGCCGAGATTTGTCACGTCGGTGCGCAGCGTGTTGGCTCGGGCGGCGTTGTTCGTCGCGGCGGCGTTGCTGCGTTGCGCGTTCGACAACGTCGTGCGGTTGCTGCGTTGCGCGTTCGCCTGTGCGGTGTTGGCTGCTTGCGCGGCGTTTTCGTAGACGGTTATCGCGTTTTTGCGGCCTTGCGTGATCGTACGGTGGTAGTTGGCGGCGCGATATGCGTCAATATTACGACGTTGCAACGCATATGTGGGGATATCATATGATATGACCGTGGCAAGCACGTCACCGTTTGGGATATGCCCGTTTATGTTGTCGCCGTTTAGATTGGTCACGGACAGCGACGTGGTGCCGCCCGCCCCGTACCCGTCAAGATACGACACCTGCCGTACGAGCGGGTACGCCGTGGACACCAGGGACCGTACGCCGAGCCGCCCGCAGTCCTCTACGTTGATCGTGACGGACTTGCCCCAAGTATCCGTTATCTCCAGCAGGCTGTAGGGCGATACGTACAGTTTGGCGACATCGGCCACCTCGGCGGGAATATCGAAGTCATCGGGCGACAACACGATGTCGCCAAGAGACCGCTCGCTGTCCGTCACGGTCTGCCATACCACCCCGTTGACCGTGACGGGGGCGCTGGAGCCGCGTGTGAACATGTTTTCGGTCAACACGAAACATGCACCGATGCCATTGGTGATATGCGGGTAATATGCGAACAGATCGTTGATGTACTCCCCCGTAACGTCCCGGGAGCGCAGCGCGAATATCGTCCAGTTGTTCGGAATGCGCCCACGTTGCGACGCATAGGATGTCCCCCGCGTGCGGCACTCGCTTATGTCTATATCCGCAGCACCCCATGTCCATGATGAGACCGTCGCGTCACCGCTCCCGTATGCGGGGTCATTGCCGGTCACGTCGACACCGTGCGTGCGTGCCATCTCCGCCAGCCTGATCGCGCCGAAGGCGCAAGCGAAGCATATATATTTATCGCCACCGGTCAAACCGGTGCTCTTGATATTGGTGATACGATTGTTCGCCGTACCGTAATTGACATCCGGCGCAAGCATGTCGGCACTGTTTTCGCGCGGGTTCTCCAATAGTTTCGTGGGCGTGGTTTCGGTGAGCGGCGCGTGTCCTCGTTCGAGCAATAGTCCGTTGATCGTGGTTGTATTGATGTAGTCCGTCCACACGTCACGTTGCAATACGACGGTGGTCGTATTGGGTGCCTCAGCCGTGACGTCCGTGATGTAATAGTGATATCTTGTCTGGCAGTCCGATTGCTGTAGCGGTGATTGCAGTATATCCGTTGTAAAATCAACAACGATATAGTTATATCGTTGAGCGGTCATGTACGGTACTGGTATTTTGATGCCGTCCATGTCGGCGCGGGCGATATACATGCTGGTGTCAAGATGCACGGTCTCGCCGTCCAGTGCGTCGAACCACGCATCACGTGCGTTGTCGTCGCGGAATTTAACGGCATCGTGGCCGTCGTTACGCCATTTTACGTGACATAGTTTGATCTTGGTTTTCGGTGTCCACATATTATAATCGTATGTGTTGGCGTACTGATCGTACACATGTACGTCAGCGCCCGGAAACGATGTGGCATTATCCAAGTGCGGGAATTTCATATATACCTCTTTTTCGCAAAATAAAATCGGGATGCCGGTGTCACCCGGTACCCCGATACTAGCATGTTACGCCGCCATGCACTATTTTACGACAAGCTCGCAAGTCGCCGTATGCGGCGTCGTCTCGCCGGTCGGGTCGACGTATGTCGCCGTACCCGTCACCGTGATAACGTCGCCTGCCGTCAGCCCGTCGCGCTGCACGTGCAAACGTGCCTGATCGTCAACAAACGTGTTGACGTTGAGGTCAAACGCCGCGCCGTGCGCGTCGTCGCCGCTTGCGGCATGGTTCGCCGCCACCTCGTACGTCGCCGCGTCCGGTGCCACCTGAACAACGGTGCCGGTCGGTTCCACCGTCGCAGTGAGCTTCGGGGTGAGCTGGAGCACGTCACCCGCCTTGACATCGCCCGTCTCCGGGGTCAGCGTGAACCCGGTCACGGTCTGAGTCACAACCTTGATGGAAGTGCCCGCATCGGTGGTGAACAAGGCGCACGGCGTAAACGGCGATACGCCATAAACGCCCCAGTGGTTGAGATACAACGTATTGGAAAGCGTTTGCGGATTATAGAACTGAGTAGTGCCATACACCGTATCGCGAACCTGATACCAATCGGTCGATACAAGCAATGCCACCGCGCCCGGAATGCCAAGACTTGGTACTTGAATAATACGATAGGGAACATCCGCTTTATCCAGTTGGAACACCGTGCTCAACGCGTCAACGTCAAGCGATGCGAGATATTCCGGCTCGATCAACAACACCATTTGCTGAGGGTTGGCGTAGGCCGGAATGTCGGTTATATTCAACGCATTGAACTGGGTGGACGGGAATTGCATACGTCCAGCCGTCGAACGAAGCGCCTTGAGAAACGTCTTGGCGGTCGTTTCGTCCGATGGAACCGCATCCAGATGCACCTTGTAGAAACCAAGATTCTGCTCGTAATGCCGAATCAGCGCAAGCATGATGTTCATTTCATCGTAGTTGTCACTGTTACGTGGCGTTTCCATGATCTGCGCCACGAAACGGTTCAGGCCGAAGTCATCCACGAACGCCTGACGAAGTTCGTCATCCGTCCACGATATAGGGTACTGGTCGCGCCTGTTCTGCTCGTAGAACCACACGGCGGCTTCCGGTCGGTGCATCTTCAACAGCTCTTCGGCATCGTCCTTGTATCCGTGCGCCTTAATCCATTTCACGGCAATTTCCTGTACCGTCGAACCCCAATACAGGTTTTCTTTTTTGAAAACGTCAAGCGGGTTCTTGAAGGGTTCGTTCTGCGCCATCACCGTGAGGCCGATACGATTGACCATGTTCCATACGCAATCGTTGAGATATTGCCGATTCATTGGATCGAACAGATATCGCATGGTGTTCGCCACGCCGGCCTGCGTGGCGGACGGTATCCGCTGTTGATAATCGTCGGTGCCTTTAAGCCGAACTTTATCCAAAATCGTCGCGTTGTCTACAGCCATGATATGTCTCTCCTATCCGTTAAAGCCTGTAATCGAGGTTTTCCAAGTCGTCCGCCGCAGCCTCGGCGATGGCCTCCGCCGCGTCGTCATCCGTTTCCTTGACGGTCGCCCCGTTTTCGATCATCTGAGCCACGGAATCGGTGAAATTATCATAGATACCGTCCATACGTTCGTTCATCACGTCGAGCTTGTCCAGTATGTGCGCAAGCATGTCGCGCAGATCGTCGAACTCGCCCGCCCGGTGCGCTTCATCGGGGGTCAGATCATCGCGTTCGGCGGTGTCCCTTTCCTCGGTGGTTTCATCGTCCATTTTTTCATTCCTCCCATGCAAAAAAAAGAGTCATGCCGGCGCGAATTACACCGGCATGACTCATGATAGCATGCGCACGACACTAATCATAACAGCCGACGGCTCGTCTACCACATCACGGCCATATCACCGCCGGAGTCAACCGTGGGCACCGGTGATCATGTTTTAACATCGTCGCCATGCAGCCTCGTATTACATGCCGTGCCTATTTTACACCAAAAGCATGCAGCATGGCCGACATGGCGTGTTGCGTCTGCACCGTATCGTAGCGCAGATACCCCAATGCATGATACGAAGTAAGCGCCTTTATCACATCCTTTGCGATGTTTGCAGTGAGATAATTAAGTCGGTTGTCGTCTCTCGTAACGGCAAAATACGGCACGTTTGCACCCCTGTCATATGTCTCGGACACAAAAACGTAGCCACATCTTAAATCTACGCTAACGCCATACTCGGAATGTTTCCAGCGTAGGACATACGTTAGTCTGGCGTGCGCATGTGGTTTTGCCAAAAAATCAGTATCATGGTGCGCGAATCTATTGTCTGCCGTCACGGCGCTATTATCCCGCAACATGCGTCCGGCAACGGTGTTTTTCGTCTTCGCCCGTGCGTATGCGTCGTCCCGGACATAATCAAACAGACATGTTTTGCCGTCCAACCATTGCAGACCATACTCAGGCTCCAACGGCACGTCGTAATGCGCAAAATACGGGTTAAACGCGTCGCAAGCGTTACCCAGCAAAAAGATACGGGGCTTGCGTAATCCAACATCATCGGCTCGTTCGCGCGTCACGGTATCCACAAGTTTCGCGAGTTGATCGTACTCGTTTTTCAGATACCGGTGATACGTATCATCGGTATCTATGATAATCTCATCCATGCAGATGTTACGTACATGTACATACGTGCTCTTCTTCTTCTGCTGCTGCAACGACAACGGAATAAAATAACCGCACGTGCGCCATTCATTATCTCCGTTGCGACGTGCCTCCGCGAGTTTATTGCGAACACGGAAGTCGTAATCCGGGAAAACATTATCCGCTATTAGTCTGTCAAAATAATTTGCAGCTACATCGTTGTTTTCCTCTCGATATCGCGTGACCTCTACAAAACAATACCCGTTTTTTATGTAATCCTCCAGCATGTACCGACGTACGGCGTACGTTTTACCCAAACCACGTGCACCTATTATAAGGTTGACGTCCGCATTACGTGGCAATATCTGGGATTTAAGTCTGTCATAGTAGTATTTCGCCATCCATGCTCACAATCCTTGGTGCTCCATCCCGCAAAACCAATTCACGGGGTATCGTGTTCACATATCTATTATACACAGATCGCAAATACGTTATGTTCTCCGCATTCGCCTGTTTGTCGGACTCGCCCAGCCATCGCCCCGACGGGTACAGCCCGATGGCCTCCGGCGCATCCACATGCGCCGTCTTACCGAGATAATCCGTGACATCACCTATGTACCTATCCCATGCATGTGGTCGATTGCGTTGCAACGTATGACAAATCTCATAATCCACCAACACGTCGTAGCCGAGCGACATTTGCACGGTTTCCGCGAAGCCGCGCCCCGTACGCATGATGTCGACTATAAAATCCTCAATGGTGTACACGCCGTCCGGGCGCGGGAGTCCGGCGCAAGTGACATGCACGCACCCCTTCACATCCAGACTAATACGTGCCTTGTTCCACAGTTCAACGTGTTCAACGTAACACGTGGCACCGCCACAGTCCTCAATTTCAAACTTACCGACATGATTCAGCGTCGAAGCCATGTCGGGCGCGGTGTTTCGGACACGTCGCATGGTGCTGTCGATCGCGGTTTCGATCGCGTTATGTAGCGGTTTGAGCACGTCCAGTAATTCCTCGTCGCTCACGTCATCATCGCAACTGATTTTCAGGCTATCGGTATCGCCGCCCGTGACCGTGACCCGATCGCCGAAATGCCGGTATATCAGCATCATGGCTATTAATAGGTGCATTCTGCTACCCGCCACGATTCGCATGCCGTACGTGTATAGGACACGTGATGTTTTCGGACGTTTTTCCGCGAAATTTTCGGAAGTGCAGACAGTGGTTTTATCGACTTCAAGCTCCCCGTTCTCCGTCACGCAATAATCGGCCTTCATCACGTCCTGTGCCTGTGTGCCGTATATGCCGTTAAATTGCCCTTTGACGGTCGAACCGTAATAGGATTGCAAAAATTTCATACTCAGTTCGCCGGTTTTCGCGTCACGTGCGATACCCTCGGGAATGGAGTCGGGAATATCGCCCACGTACGGTGTCCCCTCGATGTATCCCTTAATCAGGTTTTTGACATCGGTTTTACGTGCAAAAAGCATGTTGGATTGCAATGTCACGTAATCGGGCGGAACAATCGTCTTAGTGGTGGCTTCACCGTACAACACATACATTCCGTCAAATTCGTACACCTGCGCCACGTTCCACAATTCAATTTCATTGACATGTAATATGCATTCGTCTGCCTGATACAATTTGCCGAAGGCGTACGTTGCATTAACGGCGCTGTCGACGTAACCATGCGCCCTAACGCTGTTTTCCTGTGTTTTCGCACGTTCGTTATTGCTGTAATCGGTGTCCGCCCGCAACGTTTTCACAAACTTGGATCGTGGGCATATTGCAATTCCCCAAGCGTCGAAGCATGTGTTTTCGCGCAGCCTGAGCTTCGTAAATCGTACCGCCACATGCAAACCCGTAAGAAACGGGTCATCATAATTAGACAACACATCTTCAAGCGACGTGTTAGCAATGCGTTCGCATGCGATTTGCAAGATATCCGTAGGCGCTGACGCAAATTTCACCGGCAAACGTCGCCCGTTGATGAAAGCATGATGCATTGACGTGACATCCAAGGACGCGACGTCACGGACGACAACGCCAGCTGTTTTAGCGCTCGTAAACGTCAACCCGCCGCGAAAGCACGCCTTGCGCAACGCATACGAGTCATAATTCCTCGGAAACTCCTGATTACACGTCATCTCAAAAGCACGTTGCAACGTGAGTTTCTTACCACCTTGCAACGTGACGCGCCGCCCGCCAATCTCGCGACGTGCCATCTGCCGTACAAGAGATGTCTTGGTCAACACGCGGCACCCCAGCATGTCGGACGTAAGCCAATGATTAGCACGCAACAGCCATTGCAGATATTGCGGTATCACCTGCACGTCACGACGGGCGTAAAACAATTCATCCTCGGTCAACGGCGTTTCGGGCGTGCGTACGAGCGAATAATCCCAGTCGCCCACGGCCTTGGGGAGACCGCACGTTTCGCCCATTGCACGCAGGCCCCCCATTTCGAGATAGAACGTATCCCAAAAGCGACATACCACATTCCCATCAACGCACAAATCGAGCGTATATACGCTCGTGGCGGTCTGTGCGTTGACCTTGATCGCGTATGACTGCGCCAATTCCAGCATGAGAGTCTGCATATCAAACATGAGGTTATAAGCCGCGATGATCGGGACATAAGCATGTGCACGACCATAGGCAACAAGATCATCAATGTACGTCAACGCTTCGGACGTGTACCGGTAAAAACGTACATTATCCATGTCGGGCTTGTAGGACTCCAGCGGCGTATTACGTAAATCGTTGAAAATGTATAATATCGGATATGCGCGTATTTCGGCACCTTCGCCGATATTCGTCGTTTCGGTATCGAAAACGGCAGCGACCTTAAACGGCTTGCGACTTCCCATCACCGTACCACGTCCGGCGACACCGCCACCAACCATATCGGACTACCCCCGTCAACATCCATGTAATCCTCTAAATCGCCTGTATGCATTTTCATATTTTTGATGTATTCCAATACCTTTTCATTTCGTTGCATGATAGTATCAAAAAGCTCGCTGAGCGAGTTCACGCCGTAAGCCTTCATAATGGTCTCCAAACGTTTCTCAGGCGGTACATCCGGGCGCTGCCATATATTTTGTGTGTACCGCCAAAAGATTTTGACTTTTTCGCGGCCAAGATCGCCCAGCGCCGAGGGCACCCCCTTGGAGGCCATGCGCATTTCCTGCCGAAAAATGTTAAACGACCGTCGTCGTTCGCCACGTTTGCCGCCTCCGCCCTTCACGGTTTCAGCTTGCCGTGTCAGTTTGCCGGCGTTCTCCATCGCCCGTGCGTATGCTTCGGCCCGTAATTGTCTGTTCTGGATACGTCCGACGTATGTCTGTTTCAGGGCTGTTTCAAGCCGTTGCGCGTACATCGTTCGCGCATGCCGTTCACTTTCGGGCATGCGTGGCGTAATGCTCTTGCGTATCGTGTTAATCGCACGTTGCACGCGCTTGCGTTGCGCCGTCAAGATGTCGGCTTGCTTGCGTGCTCTGGCCATACATATCACCCCCCCGCGATAAAAAAAGGGTGCCATAACGGTTATGGCACCCTCATACAGTTTCAACGTCCTGTTTTTTCGCTCTTTTTTCGTATTTCACTTAATTTCGAGGGACTTGAGCGAGCGACCGCCGCCGAGCGCGGTTTGCTTGACGACAACGGTAAGCCCGTCCGGCGCGTTGAAGTCGGGGAACATGTCGAAAATGTCCAAGACGCTTCGATAAATACCCTCCGACTGACTGAAATACGTCTTGCCGTCCTTTGCGAACAAATAGACGTTGGCGCATTTCTGCCCCGTCTGGGAACGGACACCCGGCGTGACGTACGCGCCCATGACGGTCAACGGCTTATCACCCAACGCTGCAAGCGATGTCGCAGTATTTCGCGCGTTGATGATGGCACGTTTCCCGTCGAACGTGCTAACATCCATTGTGCAGATGCACCGATAGTTGTCCACGACGGCTTCCATTGCCTCATTCGTGGTGTTGTTCACCTGTTCAATTTCCTGTGCCATGATTGTATCCTTTTGTTACTCGTTGTCGTTGTCGTTGTCGTTGTCGTTGTCGTTGTCGTTGTCGTTGTCGTTGTCGTTGTCGTTGTCGTTGATAGGTTCCGCGTATCGGAAAAACGTCTCGGCGGGCATTTCGTAAACCGTTTTAGCTACCTTGATGTCATCCACCAATACATTATACAAACCGCACTTCATCAGCGCTTTCACGGCTTGCTCAGCGGTACGAATATTACCGTCAATAATAATAGATTGCTGATTGCCGTCACGATCAATATACGTGACCGTGCTACTGGCGTACGTCTTTTTGATATTCCTCATTATATTTTCCTTTTTTCTTGATTTATCAACGTTTTTACGTTGACATAAAATATATTACACAAAAAATCGGCGCACGCAAACGCGACACGCCGACTTTTTAATATATTAATGCATCAATAACGCAAAACCTGACCCGGATAGATCAAATACGGACGACTAATCTTATTAATCTTAGCAACACGAGACCACCCAGACCCAAAAATAGACCACAAGCACTCACCGGCCCTAACGGTATGAGTACGCACAGGTGCAGTAGATACGTTATGCTTGTTCGGTCGCTTGTGCTGGCGTTCACCAATCGCGTACGCGTCCCACTGCCAACGTGCGCCCCGGAAATAATCAAGGTCGATCGCACCGGCATAACCGGCAACACGTCCGTTGCCCGTATACTGGCGCATGGCCTCGCCATACGCGCCATACCGCCACGGACGCGACTGCCAACCAGTACGGGCATTGGATGCGTACTGAGCGACCCATACCCCGCAATGACGACGCACATAGCCGCTAAGCTGCCACAAACCGCTCGCCGGTATATACACGATCGGCCATACGCGCGTACGCTCGTACACACGTTTCACCCAACGATCAACCCACGAGCCATTACCAAACTGGGGGTTATCATCACGCTCCCAGTCCAGCGCGAGCACCGCACGGCCAACATACTTCGTCACATGATCGACAAAATAATCAGCTTCACGACGTGCATCATTGCCCATTGCATAATGATACAAGCCTATACTCTTACCGGTGGACTTCGCACGTACAAGCTGATAATCAGCAACCTGACTGATACCATTTCGCAAACACGTATTGTTAAAACCGCCGACACCCCACGTGACCCCGGCCACGACAAAATCCGCAGCAAGCTTACCCGTATCTATATTGCACTGCCAGTTGCTTACGTCAACCCCGCGCATATCCGCATTCGCAGACGGAGCAAGCACCAACAATGATACGCAAAAACATGCAATAACACTACGCAACGCGCGACGTATCTTCATCGTTCTCCTTCCTCAATAAGCTTATAAGCTCCTCCGTCAACACATTATTTTTCGTCACAAGATCGTTAAAATTTCTAAACGTCGTAGCAATAAACCAGGCCATAGCGCAACACGCCACGATCGGGAAACCAATACTACCGATCATGCTCACAACATCATTAACATTCATAATACCTCACAAAAAAGCCGTGACGCATCGAACAATACGTCACGGCCTAATATATCATTAACCATATACATGTAGCCTATCCGGGAATCGAACCCGGCACGCACATCTTATAAGGATGCCGCTCTAACCACTGAGCTAATAGGCCATCACCACACCTCACCCCGCCCACAACCCCCGCCGCATCAAATCAACAATATCACGACAATGCGCAAACACATAATCAGATACGCTCGAATCACATATAAGACGCTTCGTATCCATAGCAGCAACCTTAGTACGACGATCGCCATGAACCCTATAGCCCTTGATATAGTCACATTTATTATGCTTACAATACATGATTAATCTCTCTAACGAAGAATGAAACGTGACAATTTTTTCCTATCATCCTTAATCATTATAAGTCCTTTCACAATCACCTGTCAATCCGATAACCCAAACACACCGCACCCGGAACATAAAATACGCCATCATCTAGCACATCCCAAACCCCGTACGCAGCAACGCAATCGACATACCGAAATTCCATTAAGCAATCGGACGCAATATCAACGAAATAAACGAACACATCATAAACACTATTCACGTTAAAATCGATTGAATTGGCTAATGCATTAAAATTCATGAAACTCATTTTTTCTGCTCCTTTTTATGCTGTTTTTTCTGACAAACTCCAATCAACAATCAAACGACTCAAAACGTTTCAGCAGCTCCTCACGCATAAGCCCAGGCAATTCCTCCACTTCAAACTTCCGAAACTCACCACAGCGCGAACGCTCCGCGCAAACAAACCGCCACGAACACCTATCATAGATAACTACAAATTGTGTACTCATTGGGATACCAGAATAAGACTTCGGAAAGTGCTGAGAGTTCAAATCAACCCGGACGGTCAAGCCTTTCATACTTTTTTTAGAACAGCTCGCAAACTTCTGATTAAGAACTGCAATCGCATAATATACATCACGAATATCAACAGTACGAGTACGTGCGAGACGGTTAGCAATGTTTAACTGAGATTGTATTTCTTCGTCATGCTTGTGATTAAGAATAATATTCATTTTTTTCTGCTCCTTTTTTAATGCTGTTTTTTGTTGATACCTACAATATACCACACCACAAACACGACACGCCGAAAAACACGACAATTCTTTAACGCACACATCCACGTAGCAC